AACACAGTCGATAAGCTGCTCGACCGTCAACGCGTCGATCTCGGCCTGAGACCTCTCCGCCAGAGCGTTCTGCAGCTCCTTCTGCTTCCGCATCAGCTGCTTCAGCAGATCCCTCTGGCGGCTCGGGAAAAAATCCAGCAGGCCCTCCACGAACGCATTCGCGGCCTGCTCGAGGCTGTCACCTCCGAGCGATCGACCGAACTGCTCGTCAGTCACGCCGGCTGCGTCCGCCTGAGGTTGCACGATCGCGTACAGCGTGTCGACCAGCCGCACCGGATCGCCGATCAGCTCGGCGAGCGGCACCAGCTTGTCTTCGACGAGCGACGTCAGCAGTACGCCCGTCAGTTGCTTTACGCGTTTAATGTCTGCGACTGTCAGCGATATATGCCAGTCGCGTCCGTTTGTGTCCCTGAACGTAGCCATAGACCCTCACTAAGTTGCCGCCTTGACGTACCACTTGGGAAAACTCGCCACGCTGAGCGTTACGGACACCTTTTGAATGTCCATGAGCGGCTCGGTCTTGCTAAAGCTCACGCTGAAGTTAGCGATTAGACCCTGCGCGCCGGTTACCGAGCGGTCTTGATCCAGTGCCGCGAAGGTGACCGTGGTGTTGTTGAGCCAGGCGTCCTTCAACTCCTCGAAGAACACGTCACCCGGTTTCCATCGCGCGTCGAACGTGATGCGACCGTTCTTGAGCACGGGGATTTCCGATCGCCAGCCGTTGCCGGCTTCGGCTCGCGTCGTTGCGTCGACGAACTCGGACTCAACCTCGAGCGTCAGGTCCATGATGTTTTGGGCGAGCGTCGCACCATTAACCACTGCTGCCAAGGCCGATTGAGTGGTTGTGTACGTGTCGCTGAGCACAGTCGTCGAGAAATAGGCTTTGGCGGCGTTGCCGAGCAGATAGTCAGGCATCTGAGTCTCCTAGAATTTCGAGGCTGCAATGTTCTGCCGCCACTTGGTCAGGATAGGTGTCCAGGTTGCTTGTGCTGCTGGGCCGACGTACGGTCGAGGCTGAATCACGGTGGAGACCATGCGTCCTGTGGGTCGCCAATAATTCCTGCGTCCTCGACCTCGTAGTTTCTTGGTTTCCACCAGCTCTGCTTCCGGCAGCGTGACTTTGCCGCCGAACTGCAGCAGTGATGGGATGTGTTGAGCGGATCGTCCGTTCAGCTTTCGCGGTCCCACGACGACACTGTTCTTCGCGGGGTCGTATGCGAACAGGATGTGGTCTCGCAGTAGCTTGGTGTGGTAGCGTGGTGGTTCGCCGGGCTTGCTGTTGATCTGACTCTTGCCGCCAGGTCGCATTGACCGGCGGATCAGTTTCATCGCGTACGCGCCCGTGTTGGACAGTGCCGTACGCTCGCGTTTCTGCAGACGATTGATCACCTCCTCCCGGTCGAAGAAGTACTGCAGCTTGATTTTCGTGGCGACCATCAGCTGCCCTTGTAGGTGATCGTGAGCGTCACCAGGAACGTCTGGTAACGCGCCATCGTCTCGGTGTCGACGATCAGCCGCGGACCGCGATCCGCAAGGCTGTTGAAGAAGAATCCCGGGAACTCGCGGCCGTACAGCCGATCCTCCATCTCCTCGACCAGTCCGATGATCTGGTCCTGCCGATCCCTGGTAGCTGCACCATCCATCTGCACAAACACGTTGACCGTGTAGGTGCGTTGCGGTGCCTCCCTCGTCTGTGGCATCGTCTCGACCTCGGCCGGCACGACCACGACGTGGATGTCCTTTGTTTCATCGCCGCCGACAAACCAGACGTTCTCACGCTTGGCAACGAAGCTCAGCGTGAACTCCTCGGTGTTGAGGAAGTCGACGATCTGGTCGCACAGCTCGGCGGTCCTAGCCATTTGCCACCTCCCGCGTGTGAATGCGGTACAGCACAGACCACGGACCGACGCTCTCGTACTGACGCTCGCCTGCCAGGTGCACGACCTCGAAGGCTCGAGTGCCCCACTCGATACGGTCACCTGGTGCAGGCGTCAGCGTCAGCTCGGACTTTCGCACGATGAAGTCATTCAGCTGCATCGTGCGCACGTAACCGTCACCTTGGTCGACCTCGGTCTGCGAACGCCCCGGGATCGCCGCCAATTGCAGGCTCACACCACCTCGGCGGTAGATCACCTGCGTTTCAGCGGCGGTCGACAGGCTCGACCACAGCGATTCAAGGGCCGACTCAAGGAGGCTCACTAGGTCACCGCCGTTTCAGCGTTGCCGATTGCGTCGGTGATCACGATCGGGATGCCCTCCAGCTCCACCGGGATCGGGGCCGGAGCACCGGTCGCGTTCGTCGCCGTGCGGCTCTTGCGGAGCTGCTGGGCGCTGCGGCGGTTCATGACGATGTGCGTCGGCGGCGAGCCCGACTCAAACGCCGCCATCGCGTCGTAGAGCAGGTCGTCCGTGAGCGTCTTGTCCGTCGCGTTCAGGTTGCAGATGCGGATCGCGGACTTAGCCTGCGAGCCGATCTGCAGACCGTACAGCGCCATGATCTCGGTCACGTAGGCCATAAAGTGGCCCGTCGCACCAGGAACACGCTGCAGCACGGACTCGCCGATCGTCAGCTGACCGCTGTTCCCGGCAACGATCGACACATCGTTGAGGCCGCTGCGAATCAGGTAGACGCTGCTGCATGCCGTGGAACCGCCGGCGTTGATGCACTCCGCCGCCGTGTTGTAGATGTCTGCCAGTCCGTCGAAGCCCGCCGCTTCGGTGCCGTTCAGCACCTGCTGCTCGAGCTTGAAGAATCCGGCTCGAAGAGCTTCGATCGCCTCCAGGCGGATCAGCGCTTCTTCGCCGCCCTTGTAGGAGCGAGCGACGGCGGTATCGACGGTGAACGAGCAGTCAAACACCTTGAGGTCGATCGTCACGGCAGTGCGAACCGTGCTGTCGTGCTCGCGACCGTCGTTGTAGTCGCGGAACCCGACCACCGGCGCACCGGTCGTCTTAAAATACTTGTGGACCGTGCCGTTGCTGGCGGTGACCGCGTTGAGCGCAGCCATCAGCGGGGCTCGGTCGAACAGATCGCGGACGTCGATATCAGCGACGTTGTTGTCGTTGATGATCGTCAGGTCCGCTAAGGCCATGTAGTCGTCAGCCATCGCTTATTCTCCTAGCGGCGAGCGATGCGAATCGCTTTGCCTTTTGGTGTCGGTGGTACATGCTGCGAGAACTCCACCGGCTCCGATTCACCCTCGCCGCGACGAGCGCTGAGACGCTGCTTGAGCGACTCGTTCTCGGACTTGAGTGCGGCGACGTAGAGGTCGGTGGCCTCGCTGAACGTCTTGCCCTGCGCGAACCAGACGCCGCCCTGATCGCCAAACGCTTCCAGGAAGCGCTGGCCCTCACTGCGACCGGTCAGTTCAGTGGCTGCCGCTTCGACGGTGGCGGCCTCGTCGGCCACGACCTCTGCGACGGTATCGAGATCAGCAGGTTGTGCGGCGTCGACGGCCTGAGCCTCAGCCTCCTGCTGCTGTGCTTCCTGGTTGTTTTCGAGATGAGCTGCGGTCAGTTGTTCTTGCTCTTCGGGCATCTCTGCCTCCGTGATTTCAACGAGGAATTGGGTCTGAGCGGCGAACTCCGTGGAGGTGTTCGCGTCAGCGCCGTAGGGGCAGATCGCGATCCCTCGCAGTGGCCACTCCCGAATCACGACGCCCGGTCCAGAGAACTGGTAGCCGTTGACTTGCACGCTCTGTCCGTCGCGGACTTCTTCGAGCTTGATGCCGTCGCCGCCGAAGTTGATGCTTGCCTCGTAGGGCACGCCTTCGCGCTGCTTATGGATGATTTCCGTCGCGCGATCTGAGTCCTTGAACGGGACGAGTGCGCCACTGACGACCAAATCGCCGCTCTCGGATTCGAAGTGATTGGCGTAGCCGATTACTTCCTTGGCGTCGTGCGCGTAGTCGATAGGAAGACGGTTCTTGTGCAATCGCATTCCGTCGAGGTCGTGGACCACGTTTCCCCAGAACCAGTGCTCGATAGGTTTGCCTGATCGCGCCACCATGCGGAAAGGAGCGCTCTTTGCAGACTCGCCGTTTGATGCCAACTCAAAGGCACCGACTGAAAACTGCAGTGCGGATGCGGGCACCTGCTTGGTTGTGGTTCGCTCATTGGGCATCGTCTGCAGCTCCTAGCTCGGATTGCATTGCTGCCTGCGCGGTAGAAACACCGGGCAGCACGATCGACACGCCGCGCTCCTGCGCGTACTGATTCGCTTTCGCGATCTGGTCGATGTTGTCGAAGTAGTCAGTGCCGATCGCGCGACACACACGCTGCGGCGTGTCCAGTCCAGCTGCGATCGCCATTGCGTGGCCGGTGACTTCCTTCTGCGGATCCCACCAGGGGACGCCGTCCCCCACCCACTCCCACGACAGATCGGAGTAGTCGACACCGCGAGGTAGGATCAGCTCGCCATCAGAAATGGCCATTCCGATACGCCAAGCGGTGATCTCGTCGAGCATCTCGGACAGATCCTGCTGCTTGGACCTGCAGCTCTTCAGGTACTGGATCAGTCCGCCACGGCTTCCGTAGAAGTTGGTGAACGACTCGTCGAAGAAGCTGTAGGGCAGGTCGAGTGCCTTCAGCGCGACGTGAATGATGAGCTTGAGGAACTGCGTCGTTTCGGACGCCGGCGACTTGCTCTCGAGGAATTCGGCCTTGTCGCCAGGATTGAGGTCCAGCATCTGCGGACCGCTGCCAAAATCCACCTCGTAGCCCGACTCGTTGACGCCGTCGCCATCGCGATCCAGCGTTCCGACGGTGCCGTCGAATCCCTCCGCAGCATCGCGATAGAAAACGAGCCCGAACAGCTGCGAGACCTTGATTTTCGCGAGTGCGTAGTCGAAGCCCTCGTAGACGTCCTGCAGGCTGTTGAGCGCGGCGGCGATCGGCGACACGCCACGCACCTGGTCGAAGCGATCCCAGAATCCGTGCACGAAGACGTTGTCAGCCGAGACAATGCGCGAGAACGAGAGGTTGCCATTTTCGTCGCGGTTGTTGATCGCGTACTCGCGAGGTATGCCGGCCGGCGTCAGTCGCACGCCGTTGGTCCAGCCGCCCGCGAAACCTGGTGGCACGTTGCTCGTGGGATTGCAGACACGGTCGCCTTCAATGGCCTGCAGGCGTCCCCGATTCGGTCCTTCGCCGGCGACTTTCAGCAGGAACACATCCCCGTCGACCACGCGGCGGGCCTCGGCCAGACGCACCATGCGGCGAAACGGATGCTGGCGGCGAACGTCGCACCGAAAGCGACTCGACCAAGTGGTCATAAACGCTTCGACCGTGTCGTCAATCTCGGGATCGCCGGTGCGGCTCTGAAACGAGAACGACGAGACGTAGTTCAGGTGCTGGCGAATTGCCCACGCCGCGATCGAGAAATTACGCTGGACGTCCTGCGTAGTGGCCGAGATCTGGCGACGCTTCTTGTCGTCGAGGTGTGCGTCCTCGGACTTGACGCGCACAGGAGCTGCGCGGCGTCGACCACGCGGATTCAGCGCGTCGTAGCCGAAGTGGAATCGCGACAGGAACGACCGAGCAGCTTGGATCAATAGAAGTCCAGCCTGATTCTCGCGGATCGAGGACGGACCTTGCCCGCCTCAATCGTGGTGTCATTCTGAGCCTGCAGCTCCGCGAGTCTCTTGCGAACCTCCGTCAGGTTGTACCGAGTCATCATGCCGTCGATCGACACGACTTCGGTGCCTGAGTTCAGGATCGTTTCGAGCCTTGCGATTTCTGCGGAAAGGTCAGCCATGCCACCAGCATGGAATCACGCTGGGAAAGTACTAGCCGGTTTAATTCTGTCTGAGAATTACAGGTCGAGGTGTTGCTTCACAATGAACACCGTTTTGCACTCCCGGCACCGTCGGCGCTGGAACCTGATGTGCGAATAGGTCTGGTTCTCGAACTCGTGCGAGTGCTCCATCGTGCGAATGGTGCTGATGTGCTCGGAGTCCGTCTTGCCGCAGCTGCGGCACTTCGGCTGGTCGACGTCGACGACGTCCACGCGCTTGGTCTTGCTTCCTGGTGGACGACCTCGCTTGCGCTTCGCCGCCTCAAAGCTTGAGTGGGCTGACTCGTTTTCCAGGTGCTCGTCGCTGCTGTGGTTCTGCTGCTCGTGTTCGTTCAACTTCGATCTCCTTTTTGATTCCGCAGATGGACGCGGCCACGGCCGCACCAACCAGTGTGTCCCAGTAGTGATTGTCCTTACCGCCAGGGCAGTCCCACTCGTCCTTGATGCGGCCTCGAGCCTCGACGCGTATTGCACGCTCCGCGGTGCAGTGATCGACGTACAGCTGGTGGTGGCTTTGTGTTTCGCGGTACCAGGTGATGGACTGCGTATGTGCTGGCGGCACGTGCAGGCTCTGGTAGATCTCGGACTTCCAGAAGTTGGTGTCGTAGAAAACCGACATGAACAGACGCCGGTCCGGCTTCTGAATGACCAGGTTGTTTCCGCGCTTGACGCCGCGTTTTTTAGTCCACTGCGCGATCGGTGCGTCCTTCGCCCTGATGCCCACGCCGTAGCTTGGCATCCACTGTCCGCACTGGGCCATTTGCAGGCCAGCCTCGACCGCCTCCGTGCTCCAGCGGGCATCGACCAGTCCGCGATCAATTCGCATCTCGGCACCGTCGAGACGCGTGTAGGCTCTCGCGGTCAGCATCTTGATCGTTTCGCTGATCGCCAGCTTGAGCGCCCCGGGCTCGTCCATTCCTGGGTAGGATGCCGACAGATCCTTGCGGATGTCACGCAGATTGAAGTGCCGGCGGTTCTGCCTCGGCGTGGTGCCGTAGTCGATGACGGTGCCACCGAACTGCTGCGACCATGCGACCACCGACCAGAACAGCACACGGGCCTGTACGTCGACATGAGCGGTCAGCGTCGTAGCCTCGGCCGGCACCTCCCCGCGTTTGGTCGTGCCGACGCGTCGCACCAGCTCGATCGGGTTGAGGTCGGCCAGATCGCCGCTGACCTGC